TACTTTGAAGTCCAACGCCATGCCGAGACCCGGGTCAACCCGGTCGGGATGCAACTGCTGCGCGACTGGCTGGCGCAATTCATGGCCGAGGATCCGGCCCCGAGTTGTGTCGAGTCATTCGCGCAGGAGGTCGAGCGCAACGCCGAGGATGGTTGCGAGCCGCAATGCGAATTGCCCGGGTCGATGAACGATTTATATCCGGGTCAACCTGAGATTTTTTATATGCCGCGCGTCGGCATGGGGGTCTGAAATGGACGTATCGACAGAACTGCTTCGCCTGAAAATGCTCCGCATCCTGCACCGCATTTATCTTCGCAGCGACACCCGAGATTGTTTAAACGGACGGCTATATTTGCACCGCGCTATCGAGAAGTTTCAGGAGGGCGGGAAAATCCTTGTGGTCGAATCCGGGATGGATTGCGACGGCGTCCGATATTGGGGCAGAACCCATGAATGCGACGCGAACTGGCGAGCATTCGACAAGCTTTGGAAGCGGCTCGCGAAGTGGGCAGATGGGCCGTTCTCCCTCGAAATTGTCCGCCCTTCGACCGTTGTCGAATATGGGTCACGAGACCTCGCCTTAGAGGCTTTCGAGAACGGTCACCCGCATTCAATCCATTGAGGAGATAACACGATGACAACATACACAGTAACTATTCGTGCCACGGTGACGAAGACGTACACCGTTGACGCTGGCTCCGAGGATGAGGCAGGCGTCGCTGCGTCTGACATGTTTACTGTCGAGTGCGATGGCATCGACGAAGATTACGATCAACAGATTTTGGACATTGAGAGGGGAGCAGAATGAAAACCCTTTTGCTTGGCGAAATGATCACAACAGGCGGGGACAATGCTGTGGTTCGCGTTCAGCGTTTACACGCGGTGCTGCATTTCCAAACTACCGATGCGGCAATGAGTGCTGGCGAGGCTTACTTGCAGGATGGCGGCGATGGATGGTGCATCGTTGAGAACTGCACCGAGGTGTCTTTCCTGACGGAGAGGGGGAGGCCATGATCAGGATTATCACCAACAGATCGCCGCAATTTTTGAAGGCCGCATACCGGCGGGAAACCACCCTTGTAGACCATGAGCGTCATATCCCGACACGATCCAAATACATCACTTGGGAGGACGGTACATGGTTCGTTTGGAGAATGAACACCGACCGAGTACCGATATTCATTGGACGATTCTACGATCTTGAATCCGCAATGTTCAGAGTCGTATAAACAAGGGGGCGAAAGCCCCCTTTTTTTTTGCCTGTAAATTTTATGGCACAAAGATAAAAAATCTTACGGTTGTTTAAACTAACACTCAGATTTCCAAATGCCTGCAACGCCCGTCGTCAGTTTAAACTTAGAATTTATCTAAATCCTCGGCATAGGTTCCTGCCTGTTTTCCGTACAGCAAAGTTGTTTCCCCTTGGGTTCCGACCCACCGGAAACGACACTTCCAAACCGCGATCTCCACGACCGGGCCGTCCATCCGATGCACGGTAACCCCGCAATCGGTCTTTGCCCACCACGCCATCGAACCGCTAATGCTCATGCCGTCCGGGCGCGGTTGTTCAACACCGCTGCGCTGAATCTTGGATGGATGGGCAATAAACCATGTGTGAACATCGTTTGTTTTGCAGAACTTTTGAACCCGGGTCAGCATGTTGCTGATCGCCTCAGTCTCCGTGCTGTTTGTTTTGTCCATCTCGATGTAGTTGTAAGGGTCTATGACCAACCCCCTGATTCCGATGCGTTTAACCGCAGCACGCGCTCGCTCTAAAATGGAATCCAGCGTGCTTGGTTCCTCCCCGTTGGAGTCGATGAACAGGAAATGGTCATTCACGAATTCAAAAGCTTCCCGCATCTTATCTTCTGCCATGCGGTTGCTACCCTCGAAGAACTTCATCCCTGTGTAGATTTCGATGAGCCGCGCAATGTGGATCTCGGGTTGGTTCTCGAACGAACAGATCGCGAACTTCCAATCCTCCGACTTCGCGAGGTTGACCATAAGCTGATCCACGAAGTTGGACTTTCCTGAGCTTGGGTATCCGGTCACGACCGTAAGCTGCCCGGGTGCGATGGTGTAAATGGTATCGAGGGACGGATAGCCGGTCGAGAAGCCCTTGCCTGTCCCCTTGGCGTACAGATCGTTTAAACGCTCAAGGTAGGTCTCGGCATCTGAGAGGCCGCTGATCGGGTACGGCGCGGCGTTGTCTATGATCTGCCGTATATCTTGTGACGGGTCATCTCGTGATGGGTCATTGAAGATTTCGTTTAGATCTTTGGCGTCAAACTTGGCAACCCTGCATTTCTCTTTGCCAATCCTTCGCGCCAGTTCTTCTGCCAAGGCTTGGCCCGGGGCGTCTTGGTCTGTGGCAAGGACGATGTGTGGTGCTGCTTCTAGGATGTCTCGTGCGTTCCATACAAAGGCAAACTTCTTATCTTCCTTGGGGCTTACCTTTCCATCTGCCACCTTGACGGGCGCACCACCGGGAACGCTGATCGCGTTGTGGATCCCTGCCTGTCTGAGGGTCAGCGCATCAATCTCCCCTTCGACAATGATGATGGGTTCTCCCGGCACAACATTGTCGATTCCAAAGAAGTCATGTGCGCCGCCTGATTCCTGCGTGAAGTCTTTCTCCGGGAAGGATCGGTACTTAACCGCAACTAAGGAGCCGCTGCGAAAGTACGGGAACCCAATGGCGTCCGAGGTTTTATTTAAACGGGCAAAGAACTTGTCGGCAGCGAAGAGCTTGGCTTGGTCTGCCACCTCCTTGCTGATTCCCCTGCTCGCAAGGTAATCGTAGTGCTGGCTTTGCAGGGCATTCGTTAACACCTGCGGCTGTGGAACTGCTGCCAATTTGTACTCCCTTTTCTCGGGTTGCACCGATCCATTCGCATCACAATGATGGCAGTAATACAGCACCGCCCCATCGGACTGACGGGTCAGGGTCATTTCTTTTAAACGGGATTTTCTGCGCGAGTCCGAGCAGAAGGGGCAGATGATTCGCGCTGAGTCGCCCCAAAATTCCTCAATCTGAGGGATCATTTCATCGACCCGTCCGACTTGCGCGGGAAGGATCGGTTCTTCTTCGGAGATTGGAGGGTGACCCCATCTTTGTTGCTGCCACCTTTTGAAAGGGCAACCTTGTGGGCGACATCTTTTCCTGCCCTGTCGATCCCCTTCTTGTCCAAGGATCGTCGCGCCCTTTGTCGCTCCATCCGATCCTCGTGTTCTCCCCTGTCAACCTGTGTCTTGTACTCTTGCTTGTAGTTTCTTTTAAGCATTGGCATGGTGTTGTTCCAGAGATTTAAACGGACGTAGCTGGGACTGTTCCAGAGCGTACCCAGAACCGTGTCCGAGATCAATGATATTTTCCGGGTTCAAAAGCTCTTTTGCGAAGACCCACCCCGGGAAGGTCACCGTATTGTCAGCGACAATCGCGAGGACGTAAATGTCGGCATCCTCTACGGCCTTCTTCAAGGTTGCCAACAACCGCCCATTGGTGCGACGGGTCGCCTTAACATCAACGCTTTTGCCAGCGACCATGCAGTCCGCTCCCCCTGATCTTGGACTGATAGTCAGTTCAGGAAAAACATTCTGCCACTTGCAAAATGCAAGCTCCGCGACGATGCCGTCAATGTCTGTCTGATAGTCGGACTGCGGTCCGATCTTTGCATTAGATACCTGACTTCCCCTTGCGACCCCATTTCTCATGGCCGCAATCATGGAAGCCACCGCCATCTCCCCTGCATCAAGGGTAACCATTCCCTCCCCTTACGCGCCCTCAAGGGGCGCTCATAGCTTGGATCGTCCCAAAGACTCCCCCTACCCCACAGGGTATGAGGGAGGATCGTCCGCCCTTTCGGGCATCTGCATGTGCGTTAGCACCCCCGGGCTTGCAGATACGACTAGCCCCACGGATTGTTCGGGAACTGCCCCCTAGCCTTGCGGCGTACCGTGTAGTGGTTTTCTTCCGAGCGGCCCCACTTACGGCCCCTACTGCGTGCGGAGTACGAAAAAAAAGACCGCTTACTACTGCCCCCCCGGTAGCAACCCCGGCGAACCGGGGCGGAGAGGCATGAGTAAGCGGTCTATCTTCTGTCGGTTGCTACGCCAACAGTTCGCAGAATACACGAAATAAAAGCTGTGTCAACAAGAAAAAAAAGACCCGCACACAGGCGGGTCAAACCAACTAGAGGAGAGGCAATGCCTGACGCATAGCCAAGGCAAGAGTACGTTGTTTGTACTGGGTTGGCAACCCCAAGTCCTGCGGGAAGTCAAGGACTCCAAATAGGGGTATTTGGGGTCCAAATGTTTAAACAGGGGGCAACTGGAGATTTGGACCGGAAGGAAAGGAGGTAAGCCGTTTTGGGCAATTCCCTTCAAATGAAAATTCAATTGAAGACAAATACCTAAACAGCCCTAAATCCTGTCCAACCTGTCCAAAACATTGCCACAGCTATCGTTTAAACATTAAAAGCAATCGCAAAAGCCGGCTAATGCGACGCTTTCTGGGTTATCCACAGCGTTTAAACAGGAAAGCGGCAATAAGTAATTCACTCTGGGTTGAGTGCCTCGATGATGATTTCGGTTCGGGGGTTCTCCTTGTCCAGCCCCCAGTAGATATGCTTTTCTTTGACCTGCCTGTCGTTCACATAGAAGACATCCTGCATCAGGTCAAGGATCAGGCTTTCATCTAGGTCTGGTCGGCGCGATGC